AAACTTTGTTGCGTCTATTGAAGACTTCAGAAGCGCTGGGGTTACCGATCCTTTTGAGTATCAAAAACACCTCAATGACATGTTTCTTTATGATGGTCGTTACTTCAGTATTGCTACTTACCGTGTAAGAGGACGCTTGCGAGATGATGTAATGGTTGTCGTAGAAGGTATTGAAGTGTACATAAATCAAGAAATGCCATTTGACCCAGGTCCAGCAGCCATGAACACACAGAACCTTCCTTGGCCTACAACGTTGCCTAATATTTGATAAACTTAGAATAATCTTAGCGAGCGCTAAGAGGTCCAACGCCTAGAACTTAAGGATGTGCCATGATCGGCTTGTCATCTGTATTGCCTTTGAGTTCTAGTTTTGTTGCCTTCAGAAAGTCCCTTAAATGAAAAAGGGTTTCCTTTTCGCTGAAGATGAGGCTATTAAGAAACGGTTTTCTGCATTAACGGTTTCTGACGACCGTGATGAAACCCGCCCTGTACAGGTGTTTTTCCGATACCCAGAAGGGGAAACTGAAAGAAAGTACCCTTTCATTACAATTGAACTCATTGACATCATGCATGCCAAGAACCGCCAGCATTCTGAGGTGTACCTTGAGACGCATAATGCGGGGCACCCAAATAACCTGGATTACTGGCCTAGCACCTCGTCTGCCAGTTCTCCAAATATTGCAGGACCCGATTCTTTCAAAACTACTGAGTTCACCCCAGTAGACCTTTTATACCAAGTTTCTACGTTTACAAGAAGTGCTATACATGATAGACAACTTGCTTCACAAATGCTTGCAAGCATCGTGCCTTTTAGGTACAGTTCAATCTTTATTGAGGCGGATGGAACGTCTCGTAGATTGGACCTCCTAGATTGGTCTACTGCTGACCTCCTTGACCCCGAGGCTGGTTACCGCAAGCGTATTTTCCGTAAGGTATATACTCTCCAAATGACGTCGGAAATACCGACGACCGCACTAGTTGGCCTCAAGAAAGTTCAGTCTGTATCAACTACACTTGAACAGACAAATTAATTTGAAACCCTGTAAGACACCCCTGATTTAGGAGTAAACAATGGCATATGATCGTCCAGGAGTCTACGTAAGAGAGACTCCATTTACCAGCAATATCACACGTCGCAATGCCACAACGGCAGCCGCCTTTGTTGGTGAAGCAGAACGTGGTCCAGATTCCCCTCTTTTGGTTTCCTCATGGAATGACTATAAAGCAGCATTTGGTGAAATTTCCAATACATATGATATTGGATATGCTGTTTATCATTATTTTGCAAACGGTGGACGTGACGCTTATGTATCACGGGTAATTGACACAACTGCTGTTGCTGCAACAACGGTCTTTCAAGGAACGGTAACAGGAGCGTCAGCAGCAAGCACATTGTTTACTTTGCAATCTGCTTCTAAGGGTGCATGGGGTAACCAACTTTCAACCGTTATTACTTTTGATCCAAACACCTTGACAGACCCATTGGGAACTCCAAAGATCAACTCAACCAGTTTATTTTCTTTGTCAGTCACCCAAACACGCAATGGTGCAACTATTGAAGTTGAGAGTTGGCAGGAATTGTCATTTGATCCTACTTCCAGTCGTTACTTCAAGAGCGTCCTTGATCTGTACTCAGCGTACATCAAGGTTTCAGGAACTCCAGCCACAATTGCAAGTAACATAACAATTAGCGTATCGGGTATAACAGCAAGTGTTCTAAGTAAGACACTTACGTTTGCAAGTGGTTCAGATGCCACCAACCCAAATGCTATTTCTGCTGACGTTGAGTGGGCAACTGCTGTGACTAACTTAGATGTCGTAAACGGTCCTTTGTTGGTTAACCTTGTTGGACAAACTTCCAGCACTCGTATTAACCAAGCCCTTGCTTATGCAGCAGCCCGTGCTGACGCCTTTGTGATTATTGACTGTCCTATTGCAACAACAACTAAAGTTGACATGCAAACTGCAATATCGGGTTATAGCACCAGCAATGGTGGCTTTGGTGCTGTGTACTTTCCAGCATTGAAAATGTATGACCCAGCAAAGAGTGGTCCAACAGCAATCCGTGACACCTATCCAGGTGGTGCAGTCGCTGGTGCTTATGTACGTTCAGAGAACCTCCGTGGTGTTGCTAAAGCACCTGCTGGTTACTTCTTGGATCTACAGAACGTATTTGGACTTGTTGCAACACTTACAGACGCCGACCAAGGTGCATTGTACAACGTTAACAACGTTAACTGCATTAAGACGGTTGCGGGTGGTGGAACAATCATTAACGGTGCCCGTACCTTGGCTAAGAACCGCCCAGACAAGTACATCACTATCCGACGTAGTCTCTCTTTCTTGCGTGTTACTCTCATTGAGCAGTCACAATTTGCAGTGTTTGAGTCAAACGATGAGCGTCTATGGGACCGAATCAAAGTTGCACTTTCAAGCAGTTTGACTGACTTTTGGGCAAAGGGAAACCTTAAGGGTGCAAATCCAGGGTCGGCCTTTTACATTATTTGTGATGCCACAAATAACACCCAAGCGTCTATTGAAGATGGATATGTAAATATTGAGGTTGGTGTTGCCTTGCAATACCCAGCCGAATTCGTTGTAATCAACCTCACCCAATGGGCTGGCGGCAATTCCGCTGTAACCCTTTAATTAAGGAGCATATAGAATATGGCAACAGCACAACGCACAGATCCACTAAGGAACTTTAAGTTCCGAGTGAGCATTATGCCAAAAAGTAACACTGGAGCATTGGGTGCTAACCTTTCCTCACTTGGTGAACTCGGGTTTGCTCAAGTAAGCGGTATCTCTGTAACTAACGAAGTTATTTCTTACCGTGAAGGTGGAATGAATACTCACCCACATAAAATGGTGGCTCAATCCGATTTTGCTCCTGTGTCTTTCGCACGTGGCGCATTTGCTGGACAAGACCAACTATGGCAGTGGCAAAAATTCATGCACGCATGGTTGGGCGGCGGCGTTTCTGGAGAACCAGGGCTAGCAACTGGTGACGGAGACTACCGTTGTGACATCATTGTTCGTGTTTACGACCATCCACACACCGCAACCCCAACCGACACTGGGTCTCTTAATTACCAGTATGATGGTGGCTCTAGTCAATCAGGAGCAATTATTCCAGGAAATGTGAAGTTTGCATTTAAACTTTTTAATGCATGGCCTGGCGCTTACGCTCTTACTGACTTGAATGCAGGAGACAATGGTATCTTGATCCAGTCAATGACAGTTCACCACGAAGGCTTTTACGTTGCATGGAACCAAGCAGACATTGATAAAATCGCTACCTTATAACATTTAAATAAGTACCACAATTTAGGAGCACAAAAAGATGGATGCAACACAACAGGCTGACTCTATTAATTCAGCACTTCAAGAAGATATTCCTGAAATGAAGGCAGCACCTAATACGGTGGTTGAACTCATACGAGGAATCTTTAATGATGAACTTGAGTCGTGGGATACCACGGCTGTAGTTCGGGAATTAAATGGTTTTGATGAAGAGGCTTTGGCTTCTTTGGATAACCGTAACCTTGTATATGCAGAGTACATGTCAGCGCTACTAAAGCGGGCAGTGGTTTCTATTGGCTCTGTAATGATTGCAAATAATCCATCTGTTATAGACAACCTTATTATTGGGGATAGAGACTTGCTGTTTCTAGGAGTTGTTGAAGCCACCTACGGTAAAACCCGTGAGTACCAAGTTATCTGTAGGGCTTGTGACGCATCTAATGATGTCGTTGTTTCTATGGATGAATTTGAAAATAAGAAAACGGATCTTGATGTCCACAAACCTTTAGTGGGAGTCCTATCTGATGGTAGTGAAATAGAGTTCCGACTTCCTACAGGTGGAGATAGTCAACTTGTAGCAAAGAAAGCAAAAAGTACAGCGGAACAAAATACGTTTATGATTGCCCGTTGTGTCACTAGTAAGCACATTAAAAATGCTGAAAACTGGGCAAAGGGATTAGGTCTAAAAGACCGAGCCAACCTTGTCAAACTCCTACTGGACAACCAGCCAGGACCTGTCGTAGGGGAGGTGAATGCCCAATGCGCCACGTGTGGTGAACCAATGGTTCTA